CCGCGATCCTGTGTCGGAAAACATGGCAGTTCTGAGGCTTCAACCAATCAAGGCATTTGCCTATCAGGATCATCAGGCCCACATGGCTACCCATCAAGCCTTCATGCAAGACCCAAACATCGCTGCAATCCTGGGTCAGAACCCCATGTCTCAGCAAATGATGGCTGCTTTGATGGCTCACATGGCAGAACATGCCGCGTTTGCCTACCGGGCCCAGGTGGAAATGCAGTTGGGTGTTCCCCTTCCTGAGTTGGATGAGGAAGACAACGCTCCCATCGCCCCGGAGGATGAAAAAGCCCTGGCTCCCCTCATTGCGGCGGCGGCACAGAGGACGATGGTGCAGAACCAAGCCATGTTTGCCCAACAACAGGCACAACAGCAGGCACAAAACCCCGAACTGCAGCTTCAGCAGGCAGAACTGCAGCTTCGGGCCCAGGAACTTCAACGAAAGGAGGCCGACAGCCAGCGGGACTTCCAGATTGCCCAGCAGAAGATTGCCCTTGAGCAAGAGCGCATCAAGGTAGAAATGGTCAAAGAACAGGCCAGACTGCAATCGAGTGCCGCGCAGACGGACAAGAAGTTACGCAATGACCTTGTGAAAACGATGGTCAAGCCGTCCCAGCAGAGGCAACCCCAAAAACCAACCCAGTAATGTCCGAAATGTCCGAAAAGGACAAAACGTATCATGTAAACACCTACGAAAGGAGTTTAGATGGCAACCACTGCGTTCTCCGTGGTGCTGAAAGAGATTGAAGACAGGCGACAAGACATCGCTGAAGCCCTCATCTCCGGCGCTGCGAAGGACTTTTCCGAGTACAAGTCCATGACCGGCGAGATAAGAGGTCTATCGCAGGCTCATAGGTACATCACCGACCTCGTAGACCGAATAGAAAGGGCTGAAGATGAGTGAACTGTTGATCTCTGATGGAGAAACCTCCACCGTTTTGCCGGGAACTGACGAGGAAAAAGCCCGTCAAGTGCCTGATCCCGTGACGTACCACATCCTTTGCGCCGTTCCTCGCCCTGAAGAGGAGTATGAGAGCGGCATTGCCAAGGCTGGACAGACCATGCACTACGAAGAAGTGCTGTCTCCGGTGCTTTTTGTGGCAAAAATGGGCCCAGATGCCTACAAAGACCCGCTTCGGTTCCCTTCGGGGCCGTCTTGCAAGCTCGGAGACTTCGTTTTGGTGCGCCCAAACACCGGCACGAGGTTGAAGATCCACGGAACGGAGTGGCGGATCATCAATGATGACTCCGTCGAGGCGGTGGTTCAAGATCCGAGAGGGATCAAACGCGTATGATGCCCGAACCTAAAGAAAATGAGTTCTTGGGCGTAACGGACGACTTCTTTTGGTACGAAATGACGCAGATCGCGGAACAACTCCGCGCACTGGCGAACCGCTTCGAGAACATGGAGCGCGTACTGAAGGCCCGTTCTTACGAACAAAACACTTACTTGCACCACTTGGAAAGTAAGAATCGAGCACTTAAAGCAGAAGTTGAGCTGTTGAGGAGCAAAGATGAGTGAATTTAAGTTTCCTGATGAGCTTCCGGTAAATGACGCCCCGGAAAAAGTCGAGGTTGAGATTGAAAACGAGATCGAGGTGGTGGATGACACCCCCGAGACCGACCGCAACCGCCCTCCAATGAAGGAGCCCCCTGCTGATGTGACGGACGAAGAACTGTCCAAGTACAGTGAGAGCGTCAAACAGCGCCTCCAACACTTCTCCAAGGGCTACCACGAGGAGCGGCGGGCCAAGGAAGCTGCTCTTCGGGAGAGGGAAGAGGCACTACGTCTCACCCAAAAGCTCTTGGAAGAGAACCAGAAGCTGCAGAAGTCAGCCGGCCAAAGCCAGCAAGTGGCTGTGGAACAGGCCAAGAAGGCCGTCGAAGTGGAGATGGACGCGGCCCGTAAGAAGTATCAGAAGGCTTATGAGGATGGGGATTCAAACGCCATCCTTGCGGCCCAGGAAGAACTTTTTGCGGCCAAGATGAAGGCCGAAAGGCTGGCGGCGTTTAGACCTCCTGTACAACAGGAACAACCTGTGGTACAAACGCCCCCGAAGCCCCGGCTGGATGACAAAACACGAGCGTGGCAAGAAGCCAATCCGTGGTTTGGAGCAAGCGACAGCAAAAGCCAACGCCTGACAGCCGTGGCAATGCAAATTCACAATGAGTTGGAAAGGCAAGGAGTACCTGTCGGCAGCGATGAGTATTTCGGTCGAATCGACTCAGAGATGAAGGACACTTTCCCTGGAGCGTTTTCCCAGGAAAAGAAGAAATCATCTGTAGTTGCCCCGGCAACGCGAAGCACAGCGTCCAAGAAGATCGTGCTGACGCAAACCCAGGTCAACCTAGCGAAGCGCCTTGGACTTACGTCCGAGCAATACGCACAAGCTGTGGCAGAGCAGATGAGGAAGCAAAATGGCTGAACGAACCCCCCGTGAACTGGACACTCGCGCTCGTACCGAGCGTCCGAAGCAATGGATGCCGCCGGAACTACTCCCTTCTCCCAACCCGGAGGAAGGTTATGAGTTCCGTTGGATTCGCATCAGCACGCTGGGTCAGAACGACCCGACCAATGTGACCTCGAAGCTCCGCGAGGGCTGGGAGCCCGTCAAGGCATCCGAACACCCCGAGATCATGCACATGGGCAGCAACAACGCTCGCTTCCCAGACTGCATCGAGGTGGGTGGTCTCATGCTTTGCAAAACCCCCAAGGAGTTTGTCCAACAACGCAATGCCCACTTCCAGAAGATGGCGGACGGGCAGATGCAGTCGGTGGACAATTCGTTCATGCGCGAGAGTGATCGTCGGATGCCGCTGTTCCGTGAACGCAGCACCGAGGTGAAATTCGGACGCGGTGCAGCAAACTAGGAGTTTTAAATGTCCTACCCCTCGATTGACAAGCCCTACGGCCTTGTTCCGGTCAATCTGAAGGGCGGTATCCCGTTCGCGGGTTCCACCCGGATGATCCCCATCGGCCAAGGCTACGCCACCAACATCTTCAACGGGGATGTGGTCGGTCTATCCAACGGCAACAGCATCATCACGTCCTACAACGCCAACACGGCGTCTGCTGCGGCTGCTGGCGCGATTGTCGGTGTCTTCCTCGGCTGTGAGTACAGCACCGGGGCGGGCCCGATCTACGGCAAGCTGCGTCAGCAGTACTACCCGGCAAGCACCAACGCCCCCAACGCGGTGGCTTACGTGCTGGACGACCCGAACGCCCTGTTCAAGGCGGCGGTGGTCACCCAGGCTCAAGGCTCGGCCAATACCCAAGCCAACACCGGGACGACCATCGGCTTCATGTCGCCGTCGTTCCTCGGCACCAACGCCTTCCTGATCGCTGGCAACGGCGGCTCGACGGCGACCGGCAACTCGCTGGCCGGTGTCTCGGGGGGCAACCCCACGGTGGCTTCGTCGGTGGCGGGCAACATCCGCCAGACGGTCGGCACGGGTGCGGGTACTTCGCCCTGCCTGCGCGTGATCCAACTGGTGCCTGACACCGCCGTCACGGTGGCTACTGCGCTGTCCTCGTCCCCCTCGGCTGCCACGACCTTCACGGTCCCGTCCACCACGGGCATCGTCCCGGGCATGCAGTGCGTCATCGACGGCATCAGCGGCACCACGGCGGGTTCCCCGGGCAGCAACCTGACGGTCACGGGTGTGGTCACTTCCACCTCCACGATCACGGTCAGTGCCAGCGTCACGGCCACCAGCGGCGCTTCGGTCAGCTTCATCGGCTACCCCGAAGTCATCGTCGGCTGGAACTTCGGCTATCACTCGTACCTGCTCGCCGCTGGCGTCTAAGGAGCATCCATCATGGCAATTTCTCGTGCACAACTACTGAAGGAACTGCTCCCTGGCCTGAACGCCCTGTTCGGTCTGGAGTACAAGCGCTACGGCGAAGAGCACAAGGAGATCTACGAAACGGAGACTTCCGACCGCTCGTTCGAAGAGGAGACCAAGCTCTCCGGCTTCAGCGCCGCCCCGGTGAAGAACGAAGGCCAAGCCATCGCGTACGACAATGCGCAGGAAGCCTGGACCGCTCGTTACAACCACGAGACCATCGCAATGGGCTTCTCCATCACCGAAGAGGCGATGGAAGACAACCTGTACGACAGTCTGTCGGCGCGGTACACCAAGGCTCTGGCCCGGGCGATGTCCTATACCAAGCAGGTGAAGGCGGCGTCCATCCTGAACAACGGCTTCAACGCGGCTTTCACCTTCGGTGACGGCCAGCCGCTGTTCTCGACGGCTCACCCGCTGGTTTCCGGCGGCACCAACAGCAACCGCCCCACGGTGGCCTCGGACCTCAACGAGACCTCCCTGGAGAACGCCGTCATCCAGATCGCTGGCTGGACTGACGAGCGTGGTCTGCTGATCGCTGCCAAGCCCCGGAAGCTGATTGTTCCTCCGAACCTGATGTTCGTTGCGACCCGTCTGCTGGAGACCAACCTCCGTGTGGGCACCACCGACAACGACATCAACGCGCTGAAGAACAACGGCAGCATCCCGGAAGGCTACACGGTCAACCACTTCCTGACCGACACCAACGCGTGGTTCCTGAAGACCGATGTCCCCAACGGTCTGAAGCACTTCGTGCGGGTGCCCCTGGCAACCTCGATGGATGCGGACTTCGACACCGGCAACAGCCGGTACAAGGCCCGCGAGCGCTACAGCTTTGGCGTGAGCGATCCGCTCGGGGTGTTCGGCTCCCCCGGCGCAAGCTGAGCCAGAACAAACCCCGCACGCCTCTCAACGATGCGCACCAGCGGGGTTCCTCAAGGCCCCTTCGGGGGCCTTTTCTTTTGGGGCTGAGTGTGCTAGGCTCGGGCTAGCCCGAGACCAACTTCCCTACCGACCGACTCGGCGGACTCGTCCTCAAGACGGTAGGGGCATCTGAGGAACCATCATGGGATTCGCTTCACATCTCGGCCCCTGGCTGCTGGGCACCGTCAAGAACACGACCGGCACGACGGCGGGCACGATCCGCAACATGGGGGCCACGGTGGTCTCCCAATCCGCCAATGTGGTGTTTGGCACCCTGACGGGCACGGCCTTCGTCCTGCCTGCGGGCGCACAGGTGACCTCGGTCAATGTCGTGACCACGACGGTCTTCAGCGCAGCGACGACCTGCAAGCTGAGCATCGGTGGTGTGGACTTCACGACCAACGGCACGATCACCAGTGTCGGCAGCGTCTCGCTGACCGCCAACGCGACGACCCCGGGAGGCTGGGTGAACGTCGGTGCCACGGACGCCATCGTGGGCTACACGCTGGCTGGCGCGGGCCTGACCACGGGCGCGGCGACGATCATCATCAACTACGTGGTGCGTGCCGACGACGGTTCTGCGAACCCGTCGCAGGTTTAATCCTGACGCCCCTTCGGGGGCGTTCTCCTATTGGAGTTCCCTATGATGCAGACTGACGTCAGTTCAGGTTCAGTTGGCGCAGCCACGAGCGCGTCAATTACGACTTACCGCACGCGCATCAAAGCCATTGCCATGACGTTCACCGCGAGTGCTGGGGCATTGACCATTACCGATGGTAATGGCGGGGCTACGCTTTTCACCTTCACTCCTGCTGCAGCGGCGGGCTCGCTCTATATGCTGCTCCCCGGTGAAGGTATTTTGGCGCAGACGGGTATCTACGCTACCACTGGCACCGGAACTACCGCAACGGTTATCTATGGCTAAGACCCCTGCATGGCAACGCAAAGAGGGCAAGTCTGAGTCCGGTGGGCTCAACGCCAAGGGCCGTGCCAGCTACAACAAAGCCAACCCGGGCAAGCCGGGGCTGAAGCCTCCGGCGCCGAACCCCAAAACAGAGAAGGATGCAGCAAGGCGGAAGTCATTCTGCGCAAGATCTGCGGGACAGGCTAAGATGTTTCCAGAAGCCGCCAAAGATCCAAACAGTCGTCTACGTAAGGCGAGGAAAGCATGGAACTGCTGACCGAGCGGTGGGCCCCAGTAAGGGGCTATGAGGGCATGTACGAAGTCAGTGACTGCGGTCGCATGAAATCTGTGCAACGCTTTCGTCGCGGCAAATCTGGGTGCCTTGTGCCGATGCCAGAAAAAATCATGGCGCTTACGCCAAAAAGGCACTCTGCTGACGGCAGGCAGCTTCCTTATGTAGAAGTCCGGTTGCGAGACGGCTCTCCTCGGGATGTTCGCTGCAAAGCGTTTCTTGTGCACCGGTTAGTTGCACAAGCGTTTGTTGGTGAACTGTTTGAAGGCTGTCATGTAGACCACATAGACGGTGATCACCAAAATAATCATTGGACGAACCTACGTATTTTGTCTGCGCGTGAGCACGGACTGCTTCATCCGTGTATTGCCGACAAAGCCAGATATGATGCTATGCAGGCTGCTGCGCAAGCTAAAGTCAAAGCCATGCGGGCGTCTGGTGAGATCGTCGGCAAGTACAAAGTTGTAGGCGAGGCGGAGTCGGCATGAAAACGGAACTGACAGAGCCAACGAAGAACCTGATCGACGCCTTGTCGGTGGTCACCGTCATTGGCACTCTGGCGCAGGCACTCCCTTCTATCGCGGCACTTTTCACCATCATCTGGACGGGCCTGCGTATCTGGGAGACGGAGACGATCCGTAACCTCACCGGGCGGGGGAAACCCAAGGAGCCCGAAAGTGCCGATTAAGTCCGAACGCCAGAGGCGTTTCATGTACGCCTCGCTCGCAGGCAAGACCGATGTCCCGGCGAGCGTAGCGAAGAAGTTTGTCGGGCCGAAGGCCCATAACGACGGCGGTGCCGTCAAGGAGTCCCCCGTGAAGAAGCCCCTCCCCCCGTTCATGAAGAAGGAAGCCAAGAAGCCTGCGGACAAGGCGAAAGGCAAGAAGGAACTCCCGCCTTTCATGAAGAAGGACGCCAAGCCCAAGAAGATGGCTTACGGCGGCAAAGCCTGCTGAGGAGCGAACATGCCTGGAACCTACCGTACTCCCACGGCAGCAGAGTCTGCCAAGCTGGAGAAGTCTCGCAAGATGATGCGTGAAGGCATCGAGGGCGAGAAGTCGATGACCGCGAAGCTGCTGCCGACGATGGCGAAGTCCGCCCGGGACGAGCAGCGCATGGCAAAGCGGATGCGGGAGTCGGTAGACCCCCGTGCCCGGGAAGGTGAGGCTTACAACCAAGCCGGATACCGCAAGGGCGGCAAGGTCAAGGGCGGAGTCACCCGCGCAGATGGCTGCGCAGTCAAAGGCCGCACGCGTGGCAGGAAGGTGTGAGATGGCAACCATGACTCCGTTTCAACGCGCCTTTCGGGAAGCCAAAGACGCCAAAGAGCCAGACTTTGAGTTCCCTCCTGGTAGTGGCAGGAGGTACAGCACCAAGACTGCTGAAGAGCAGGGTCGGGAGATTGCCAAGACCGCCAAAGGCGGGAAGCGCGGTGAATCCGCTGGCATGACGGCCAAGCATGCAGAGACGCTCTACGGGCGTCCAGGGCCTGCTCGTGCCGAGATCCCGACTGGCGGAGACCGAGCCCCGGCTGAAACTGGCGCAGGCATGTCCGAAGCTCAGCGTAACGCTATGAACATGCTCATGGCTATCCCCCCTGCAAGGGCTGCGGGGCAGGCTGTGCGCGGTGGTCTGAAGGCTGTGGAGGCGGCGCAAGCAGCCAGAGCGATGCGCGGCATGACACCGTCTGGTGGATCGGTCGCCCCTGCGCTTCGTGGTGAGTTTGAAGCGTTTCAACGTGGCGGCCCAGAAGCCATGATGCAGGCCCGACGCGAGGCGGCTATGACAGCCCGATCCGGGACTTCAGCAACTCCCTTGCGAAGCACCAATGTCACCTCTGAGACCGGACGCAGGTTTACACCGGCTGAAGAGATGGAGGCTGCGACGGCAGGTATTCGGGGTGCTGCTGCCCGGAAAGAGCTTGCTTCCAGCCGAACTGGGCGTTCTCAAGCCGCTGCAGAGGCCAAAGCTGAAAAGCCTGTTCTTCGCACCGACAAGGCCAAGGAGACTCCGCGTTCTCGCACTCGGGACACCGATGAGGATGTCGAGTTCCGTCGCGGCGGCAAGGTCAAGACCTATGCCAAAGGCGGCAGTGTCCGTGGTTCCGGATGTGAGACGCGGCACAAGAAGACGAGGTTTGTGTGAGGACTTCTCGCGGCATGGGCTGCATCCGCCCGGAACTCAAGAAGCCTAAGGCATTTGCCAAGGGCGGAGAGAGCCGCGTCAACGAGGCGGGCAACTACACCAAACCTGGGATGCGTAAGAGCCTTTTTGAGTCCATTAAGGGGCAGGCTACGCAAGGTACAGCGGCAGGGCAATGGAGCGCCCGCAAAGCGCAGCTTTTGGCGAAGCAGTACAAACAACGCGGCGGTGGGTACAAGTGAAAGATCCGCAGAAGTCCTTGAAGGATTGGACAGAGCAGCGTTGGACAACGCGGAGCGGTAAGCCATCCTCCAAGACCGGCGAGCGCTACCTCCCGGAGGCGGCAATCAAGGCACTCAGCCCTGCTGAGTACGCAGCGACAACGCGAGCGAAGCGTGCGGGTAAGGCCAAAGGGCAACAGTTCGTGAAGCAGCCCAAAGGCATAGCGCAGAAGACGGCGAGGTTTAGATGACCACCAGCGGCACCACCACATTCAACCTCGACCTCAACGAAGCGGTCGAGGAGGCGTTTGAACGCTGTGGTGCTGAGTTGCGCACAGGGTATGACCTACGTACGGCCCGTCGGTCGTTGAACCTTTTGCTTGCCGATTGGGCGTCGAGAGGGATCAACATGTGGACGTTTAACCAAGGCACCATAGCCTTGACTCAAGGCGTCAACACATACCCTCTCCCGTCCGACACCGTTGACCTCTTGGAGCATGTCATCCGCACGGGGGCAGGCAACGTCTCGACCCAGGTCGATCTGACCATCACGCGCATTTCGATCAGTACCTACTCCAGCATCCCCAACAAGCTGCAGCAGGCGCGGCCTATTCAAGTGCTGGTGAACCGGAACTCCAACGCCGACTACCCTGTAGGCAGCAGCTACTCCCCCGGTGCGACGGCTGCGCCGAGCGTCACGGTCTGGCCCACGCCTGACCAGACCGGCGTCTATCAGCTCGTCTACTGGTACTTGCGCCGTATTCAGGACGCCGGTGCAGGCGGCACCTACACCCAGGACATCCCCTTCCGCTTCCTCCCGTGCCTCGTCAGCGGGCTTGCGTACTATCTGGCGCTGAAGATTCCCGGCGCGATGGACAGGCTTCAGGTGCTTAAAGCACAATACGACGAGGATTGGGACCGCGCCAGTTCAGAAGACCGCGAGAAAGCGGCAGTACGGTTCGTACCTCGGCAGCAATTTATCTCGTGATCTGACATGGCTAACCGCTTCGCTAACGGAAGAAAAGCGTTCGGTTTCTGCGACGTTTGTGGCTTTCGTTTTGACCTGAAGAAACTCAAGAACCTCGTCGTCAAGACCAAGCAGACACAAATCAAAGCGTGTCAGCAATGCTGGACGCCGGATCAGCCGCAGCTACAGCTTGGGATGTTCCCCGTAAGTGACCCCCAGGCCATCCGTGACCCACGCCCAGACACCAATACGTGGTATCAGTCCGGCACCAACGGGCTGCAGCTTGACAACACCAGTGGCACTGGACCGAACCAAGACGGTTTTCCTGGCGAGGGCATGCTGGTCACCCAGTGGGGCTGGAACCCGATTGGCGGTGCAAGAGATTTCACGGACCCGCTCACGCCAAACCTCTTGGTCGGGCGGGGAGAAGTTGGTACAGTAACGGTCATGTGACCGAAGGAGTTGAAGATGAAAGACGCCATGAAAGCCCTCCGGGCCCACGCCAAGAAGCCTGCGGGCGTAGCCCACGGCCCCAGTGCCAAGCTCGCCAATGGCGGGATTACCTCGCCGATGGCCCAAGAGATGGGTCGCAACATGGCCCGCGTGCGCAACCAAGGCCCGGTGGGCCGCAAGGGGAAGTGACATGACGGCCAAACGCGTCGCCACGCCCTCTGTGGGCGTCTCCGAGCGCACTCCCCCGCGCCTTGTCGTGGGCGCTGAGTCAACCGCCCCGTGCCCACCTGCCAAGACCTCCGGGATTAAGGTGCGCGGCGGCAAGGCGCAGACCAAGGGCTTCATGGCCCGGGGGCCAATGGCGTGAACTACACCGAGTTGAAGGCCGCTGTTGAGGACAGTACGGAGAACACGTTCTCCGCGACTGACTTTGCGCTGCTCACGAAGCTGGCAGAGCAGAAGATCTACAACAGCGTTCAACTTCCGGCTCTACGCAAGAATATGACCGGCACCATCAGTGCCGGGAATCAATACCTTGCTGCGCCGAATGACTTTTTGTCGGTCTACTCTCTTGCGGTGTTTCCCACGGGCGGCGGTGAGTACACATTCCTGATCGACAAGGATGTCAACTTCATTCGGGAAAGCTACCCCAACCCGTCGGTGACAGGCACGCCGAAGTATTACGCGCTCTTCGGCCCGGTCTACAACCTGCCAACGGAACTGACCTTCATTCTCGGCCCAACGCCTGCCCCCGGTTTTACCGCAGAACTTCACTACTTCTACTACCCGGAGAGCATCGTCACGGCAAACACTTCTTGGATCAGTGACAACTTTGACAGCGTGCTGTTTAACGCAGTCATGGTTGAAGCGGGCCGGTTTATGAAGACCGAGCAGGATTTGATGGCGATGTACCAGAACCAGTTCAACGAGTCGTTTGTGCTGCTCAAGAACCTGGGTGATGGAAAGAACCGCATGGACGCTTATCGAAGCGGCCAAGTGCGCAATCCTGTGAGGTAAGCGATGCCGATCCTGCAAGGTATGTGCTCGTCGTTCAAACAGGAATCCTGGCTGGCTATCCACGACCTTGACACCGACACGCTGAAGATGGCGCTGTACACGGCCAACGCGAACCTGAGCCAAGCCACGACGGTTTACACGACCTCTGATGAGGTTGTTGGTACGGGGTACACCGCTGGCGGTGAGGTCATCACCGGGGCTCAAGTTCTGCTCTCTGGCACCACGGCGTACCTGACGTTCAACAACCCTGTCTGGACCGGCGCATCGTTTACATGCCGTGGTGGGTTGATCTACAACTCATCCAAGGCCAACCGAGCAATCGCGGTCATTGACTTTGGCGCGGACAAGACGGCCTCTGGCACATTCACTGTTCAACTTCCGGCATCAACCGCCACAACTGCGCTGCTGCGCTTTGCATAGGAGTACAAGATGATCAACAAGTCCAAGGCGAGCGATGCTGTTGCCGCTACCGTAGAGCGCAATACCGCTCCCACCGACAGGGTTCGTGCTGGTGGCGTGTTCCACATCCAGTGCATCGGCCCGGACGGTAATCTGAAATGGGAGACGCAGTCTCACAACCTCGTTGTAAACGAGGGGCTGTTCTACATGAACGAAGCGGCCTTGGGTGGTGGTTCTCAGATCACTACTTGGTATATCGGCCTGTACGGTGCGGCCTCGTCCAACAACCCCGCTGCGGGTAACACGATGGCCAGCCACGCGGGCTGGACGGAGGAGACGGGGTACAGCAATGCCACACGCCCCACTTGCACGTTCGGTACGGCTACGACGGCAGATCCTTCTGTGATCAGCAACACGGCCTCTCCTGCGTCGTTCAACATCAACGCCACCGCAGTGATTGGGGGTGCATTCCTGACCTCCAACGACACCAAGGGCGGCACGACGGGAACGCTGTTTTCCGCTGCGGACTTTGCAGCGCCTGGGGACCGTTCTGTGGCTAGCGGCGACACGCTGAACTGTGTTTACACTTTTTCCCTTGATGCCGCATAACTGACAAAGAGACAGTTTTAACAGACGGCCATGATCAAGATCGACTTCCAATTCGACACCCCCCACGGCAAGTTCGCTGATGCACTTCATCTGCCCGATGATCACGGCTTCACAGAGGATGAGATTGAGGCGATGAAGGAGCAGCGCCGAGACAACTGGATTGCCGTGGTGACAGCGCCGCCTGTTGAGGCTGAGCCTGAGTACATTGAGATTGACGGTGTTCGCTACGTGAAGGCGTAAGAGATGGCTGACAGGTACTGGGTCGGCGGTACAGCAAACTGGGACGGCACTGCCGGAACCAAGTGGTCAACTACGTCTGGCGGCGGTGGTGGGGCAAGCGTTCCTACCAGCGCTGATGATGTGTTCTTTGACAACCTGTCCACCGGTA